AAAGAAAATATATCAATAATATATTTTCTTTTTTATGAGCTATTTATATAAATTAACTTGCCAATTATACCCATCTTTCACACCTATTGAATATATTTTATATGTATATCGTTTAAAAATCTTGCTTAATATTTTTTCAAAGGCATTTAATTCAATATAATTTAGTTTTTTTCTCATAAATATCCCTCCTATGAATGATATTTAGAGATATCTCTTTTTATATTTTACCATATTATGTAAAATATAATAACTATTCTAGGTGTTAGGTATGTCAAGCTCTTCCACTAGACTATCAATATATTCCTCTTCTTTATTTTTCGACATTATTCTACAATTTTCTACATATTTTTCTCTTTCTTCTATATATAGCCTTAATCCTGCATAATCTTTTCTTTCCATATACCACTTTACTTTTTTTAGTATTTCCTTACACACTTTTAACTCATTTTCCATAATATCACCAATTGAATTATAGCAGAATTACCTTAAACCTGCAATAGTTATTTTCTCCGTATCTTTAAGCAAAAGTAGTTAAAATATAAATATGTTCATAGTAAAATAGATATCAGAAAGGATGGTGATTAACTTGGTATATGTAAGAGTAAAAGAAATACTAAAAGAGAAAAAGAAAACAAAGTATTGGTTCGTAAAAAAAATGGAAGGAGGTTATCAAGCACTAAGTCACCTAATGGATAATGAGACATCTGGAATTCATTTTGCTACATTAGAAAAACTTTGCAGTGTTTTAGAATGTGAACCAGGAGATATTTTAGTATTAAAGAAAAGAAAGGATAAACAAAAAAATGAGTAAATTATTAAATCAATATAAAGAACTCAAAAAAGAAGATGCATCTTCAATTTATTTGTTTAGAGTTGGTATTTTCTATAACATTTTAAATGAAGATGCTAAATTGATAAATGAGAAATTAGGACTTAAAATAACCGACTTGGGGCCTTCAATATTCAAGTGCGGATTTCCTGTTTCTCAATTGGATAAGTATATCATACTACTAAATGAAAAGAAAATAAAGTATAAAGTAATAGATAATTTACAAAATTCAAATATTAACGATTATATGAAAAATATAGAAATAAAAAAAATTTTGAATAAAATATCTAATTTAGATATGAATAATACTACATTTCAACAAGCATTTAATACTTTATTGGATATTCAAAACAAATTAAAAAAAATAAACTAGAGGAGATTTTTCCCCTCTAGTTTTAATTATTACTTTAATTTTTGATTTACTATTTTTTGGATTGCATTATAATCATAACCTGCTGCAGCTAACCTATTCTTTCTATCAGTACCATTTCCCCATTTTCCTGCGATTACTTCATTAGCTATTGTTTCATTTGATTTTTTATTTGAAGTATTTTGTGTTGTATTTGATGTAACTGCACCTAATTTACTCTTAAAATCGTTCCACCTACTTGGATTATTTACAAATGGTGCTGGACAACATTTATGAGTAACATCATAGTGTCTAATAACATTTTCTGCAGGAACATTATATTTTGACATTAATTCTTTTACTAATTCTATTGTTTTATTTACAATATTCTCTGATATATCTAATGTACCATTATTATTATAACAACACATCTCAATTCCAATAGAATTTGAATTTCTACAATTACTATAATATTTTCCTGTAGTTCCACAATGCCATGCTGTGTCTTCATCTTTTACAACTCTATAAATATCATTATCATCTACAAAATAATGTGCTGAAGCACCACGATAAACTGATTTAAAATAATCTGAATTATTTTTTGCAGTAGAAACTGCACCAACATAATGTACTACTATATACTTTATACTTCTGTTATTTCCTTTTGTATAGTTTCTAGTTGTAATATTTTCTTTAATTTCCATTATTCTTCAACTCCTTCCACACCATCTTCAAATCCCATTACATCAGGATCAATTATTTTTTCTTCTTCTTCCATAAAGAATCCCTCCTTTTAAAATATAAAACCAGAAGATTCTTTTTATTTTCTTCTGGTTTTTTAAAATATAAAAATTAATTTCTTATTTTGTTTTTGTTGCATCATATATTCCACCTGCTGCTGTTGCAGAAAAAATGCATAATATTAATGCATAAAGTATATTAGTGTTTAATCCTGTTGCAAACACTAATATGCCTGCTATAATTCCAATTGCTATATTTTGATATGGTATATAATCCTGAGTTGCCCAATTAAACTTTTTGGCCAATGTACCAAATATAGCTGTTACTATAGCGGTTGCTACAGCAATTATTATATCTACTGTAAGTTCCATAACATCTCACTCCTTTCTACTTTTTACTAACCATTTTTTCTAGGTTTTCTTCAATAAAAAACTTTAGTTTTAAAATTTGGTTCATTTCATCATTAGAAAAATTCACACAATTTGTTTTTGAAAATTGTAATGCTAAAAATCCTATTGGATCACCATTTTTATTATTTAAAATAATATCAAAAAAAGAACCTATTTCTTGTCCTTTCTTTAATCCATAAGTTGCTGGCATAGACATTTTTATATCTTCTAAATTACTTACCTTCATCTGTTTTTCATTTAATAGAGTTCTTATGAAACTAGGAATACAACTTAATGGAACTGCTTGAAGTTCTTTTTGATGACTTTTTATTCCGGCTCTTACCACTTCAAAAGTACAGCTTGTCTTCAGTGCACTTCTTCCATTGGCATAATGTCCGACCGATTATGGAAATCATAAATTTGCACACGATCAGCTTGAACAAATTCTTTTAAATCTTCCATTTTATTTGTAATTTCCAGATCAATAGAACATTGCTTTTGAATTTTTCGTGGAAGAGTATTTTCTATTTCTTTTTTAGCTTTTATGACTGTAGCAATAAATGTTCCAATCGCTGCTATCAATGCCGTTACACTTATTATTGTGGTAGTTATACTTTCCATTAATATTATTCCTCCTCTTTGTCTTTAGTTGGCCATACAACATTGTATGGAAATCCCTCCTGATCTGGTAAATCCCTTAACTCTTGTCTATATTTTGTTACATTATTATTTAATATTTTTGCAATTCCTTCAAATACGCTTGTTACTACTGATAACAAATTAGTAGCAGTAATTTTTTCTGGAATTTCAATGCCTAATCTATCAAAACACATTTCTTTATCTGTTTCTGCTAATAATTGATTTCTGATTTCTCTAACCTTTGTAGCTACTTCATTATAATCTTTTTCTTTAACAGAATTTAGCCAATTATTTATATCTTTTTCTATTGTTTCTGCTAGATTTTCTCTATAAGGAATCTCTATGCTATAAGTATCATAGCTATATATAATTTTATTTGAAGAATTTTCATTCTCTAATTCTTGATTTTCTTTTTCCTCTTGAATATTGTCAAAAAAAAGAACGGTACATTTTCCGTTCTCAACGTTTTCTATACTGAAGTTTTTTTCTGGCTTTATATCGCTGTAAGTTCTTTGTTTCATTTCTAACCACTCCTTTACATTTTTTTAGACTAATATATGGTCTAATATACTTTTCATTAAATTTATTAGAATCACAATGTTTTATCCAACCATAATAGCTTAATATTGCTGTAGCGTCTGCATAATTTATATTTCCTTTTTTATATACCTTTTTTATTCTTCGTTTTATTCTTAAAAAATTAGATTTTCGTAATGTTGTATGTCCTCTATAAAATCTATAACCGAATAAAATCTATTGGTCTGCTATCAACTTTAAATAGTTGCCAATTTTCTTTTAACTTTAAATGCTCTGATTTTAAAAATTCTTCTATTTGAATTTTTATTTTTCTTAATTCTTTTTTATTTCTATGAAAAACAAGCATGTCATCCATATATCTAATATAATATGGTGCTTTCAATTTTTCTTTTATAAAATGATCTAAATTTTGTAAGTAATAATTAGCAAACCATTGTGATGTATAATTACCGTATAGGAACACCGGTTATTGAACTATCTACTATCAAATCTAATAAATCTAATACATCTCTATCTTTAATGATTCTCATGAATTTTCTTTTTAATATTTCTTTATCAATACTAGGATAAAATTTTTTTACATCAAGTTTTAAACAATATTTTGTGTTTTTCCTATCTCTAACTAGTATTTTTTTTATATGTTTTGCTGCATAATGAATTCCTCTGTCTCTAACTGATGCACAACAAAATTCATACATACCTTTCTTTAATAATGGTTCAATTTGTTGCATTAAAGCCCAATGAATACATTGGTCTGGATAAAACATAGGTTTATATATAATTCTTTCTTTTTTCCTAGTTCCATCATGAATTTTCATTTCATGATATGGACTAGGTTTATATGTTTTATTTTTCAGCATATTATGAATGTCTAAAGTGTAATATTCAATATTACATAATATTTTTTCTACACTTTTTCGTGTTTTTTTACCTTTGGATGCATTTAGAATAGCTTTTCTTATATTATCTGGTTCAATAATTTTTTGATATATATTACTTTTTCTTTTCATATTTTCTCCTGGTATTTTTCTTATTTAGTCTATCGGCTTTTCGCTCAAAAGGAGCTACTAGGTCAATCCAGTTGCGACTTATTTTTGCCAAGGGGCAAGGAAAATAATGTGTAATATATTTTTATTTTTATAAATAAGTAGGCGAGCGCCGTAATTCCAATTCGTGTTGCTAGAAGTGTTGTTACAATTCCAAGCAAAGAAACCGGCTTTGCTCCAATTGTTGTTGAAGTTACCACCAACGTACGCAAAAAAGCAAAGACAGAAACTCGGCACCGCACACATTAAATCCCCTACAAGTAGTATATATACTTTTTCAAAAAAATTTAACTATTCTATATTTAAGTTATTTTATATGGGAGGCTGGCCGCCCCCATACCCCCGCTTTTACTGGTGTTTAAGAAGGCGAGCGCCGCAAAACCAACTCGTGCTGCTAGAAGTGTCGTAACAATGCCAAGCAAAGAAACCGGCTTTGCTCCAATTGCCGCTGAAGTTACCACCAACGTACGCAATTCTGTTTCCTTCTGCACACCAATAATTATCACATGCTCCTGTACTAGAACTTGCTCCAATTTCTGTAGGTAATGCAACTTCAGGATGTTTTTCATCTAGTCCTAATTTCTTTATGTAACTATCTGTAGTTTCTGCATTTACATATCCTATTTTTTCATATGGTGCATCGAATTTATCATTTTCATAACTAGCTGGGTCTTTGCAAATATATGCAATGTAATCTTTTATATTTAGGCCATCTATATGTTGCCACATATGTCCAAATATATTTTCAATTCCCCTATAATTAACTGAATGATAACTATCATTAATTAAACATCCTGATGCATTTCCTAAAGAGTCATTTTCACCAGTCTTTTGAGCTGAACCCCAAATAACATTATTTACCGCAATGTTTACAGGATCACCATTAAAATGAATTGCTTTACCTGTTACTTGTCCGTCATTATAATCTTCTATTGATGTTATTTCTCTATCTGCTGCTACACTACTATTCCAAGCATCTGTTGCACCTATACAAATGGTTTTTCCAACCCATAAGCCTGTACCTACAGAACTTACAATAATTCTATTAACATTATTCTCTGCTATTAATGCTTTAGCTGTATTAAACCCTACAATACCATTACCAAGCATGCTTTGTGAATTATAATGTGCATATTCAACAAGATATAGCATTTGTAATAAGAAGTAATGATAATCCATTAATTGCCATCCTTCTCCTAATGCTTTTGCATAATTTCTAAAGTTTGCCTTAGTTGTATTATATTTTGGTATTGCACCACTTCTTGAATGTGCTATTATTGTATCTCCTTCTGTTGTTTCTGTACTTATTATGTAAGCACCAACAAAAAATTCTTCAGATTTTTTATAACCTGCTCTTGCATAATCAGCAATATAAATGTATTCATATACATTTCCAAATTCATCTGGTAGTCTTTCCCTTTTCCACCAGAATTCTGGTATTTTAACCATAACTTCTCCATTGCTTCCATCTGCTTGGAATCCAGTTTCTCCATAATATGCTAGAACTTGTCCTGTTGCTGCATCTACATTACATTTGCGAATATGTGACCATGGATATAAATTATCAAAATCATTTGCTACTTCTGTGCCATTTTTTGTTGCATTTGCAGTTAAGCCTTCAGCATCTGCTATTCTTGTCCATGTTGGTAATGTATTGTCTGTTATTAATCTTTTTATTCCATAATTTTTTCCGGAATATAATTTTGCATTTTGTAATGCATTTTCTAAATCTTTTTCTGTAACATAAATTTCACTTGAATCAAGTGTTATTGTTACATTACTTGCATTATCTACTATTACATTTATTGTAATATGCTTTTCTATTTTTTCTGCTATTGAATTATTAATATATTCTGCTGTTGTTCCTGCATTAGTATATGCATATAGAACTTTTGCTTTTGTATCTGGATCTATTGCAAATAATCCAATTTCTCTAAAATAAAAAGCACTTTTGGCATCAGTATTTTTAAATATAAAAGATACTTTTGCCTGTGTGTCTTCAGTTATTTCTACCTTTTGAATTGGACACTCTAAAACCTTTGTAGTTAATGATGTCTTATCTACAGCATTTCCACTTAAATTTCCACTACCTATTTCAGCATGGTCAAATTCTATCTTTTTACCTTGTAATGTTTTTGCTGCAAGTAAAGCACCTTGTTTGGTTATATATACTCTTTCAAAACCCATTATTTTTGAACCTCCTCAATTTTAATATAATCTTTTTTTATAATACTTAAACCAACATTATTATCTTGATTTATTGTCATATTCTCTTGTTTTTCCTCTGTTGATACATTAATATTAATATAATCTTGTCTTGAAACTTTTGCTCCCGCTTCTGTATTTAAGTCAATATTTTCATTTTTTATGATTGCATCAGTATTTGGATATAATTCTACATATTCTTTATCACTTGCAAACAAACCAGTATTATTATTTTGATTTAATAAAATATTATCTATTTCTTCAAACGCCTCTGCATTTAAGGTAATATAATCATATCTTGATATCGCTGCTCCTATATATTCATTTAGTGTGGTTTCTAATTCATAGTTTAATTGTATGTTTGCTGGAATTTGATTTATTAGATTTGATTTTAACATTTCTGCAGCTTCCGTATATGCTAAATTTATTGTTATATACAATTCATAATCAACCGCTACTAATTTATAATTATCTTCTCCAATAGCTTCGTTTAATGTGTTTATTAACCATTTTAATGTATAAGGCACCCTATTATTTATCTTAAATAAAATGTTCATCCTTCGCGCTTCTATTGTTTCTGCTTTATTTGTTATTCCATATATTTTTTCATATCTATCTAACCCATAAGAAGTTGCTGTTTTTACTATTACCTCTTTTAAAATCTTATCTATTAAATACCTCATATTTTCTATTTCGATATCTTCAGCATCAAATATCTTAATAAATTCAAGCACATTTTTTAAATAAGGTGGCATATATTCAATTAACTTCATATAAGTGTCACCTCTTTCAATACAGGTATTTCAAACTTTTGTAGTTCTATGTTTGAAGGTTGATTGTTTATTGCAGTATTTGAGACATCTATAACACCATCTGCATTTAATATTAGTGTATCAATTTGTGATTTTCTTATGATTGTTGTCTCTGAATTTTCCCAGTCTTGTTTTAACTGTAAAAAGTAGTTATTAATAAGTTCTGTTACTTGTGTTTTTACATTTTCCATTGATGCTGTTTCTGATATTGTCACATTTGAAACTATGGAAATATCTACTTCTGATACAGTATCAACCGTAACAATGTGTCCAATTGGTGCTAATCCTAATCCTTCATCTGATAAATCTGGGCACATTTCATTTTGGACCTTTTCAATTAGTACATTAGATGCTTTATCATAATTACTGTCCAAAATTGTTAATTTTACTGTTCCTGGACCATTCCATATAGGTGTAACTTTTACAGCTCCAACACCTGCAATTTCTTTAGTTTTATTTTGATAATCAACTACGTTTCCACCAAAGCCTTGCTCACTTGTAGTCTCATAGTATCTTGCCCTTAAAGATTCATCATCTTCTTGATCTTCTCCAGGAATTAATATATCTGTTAATTCTGCTTTTGCTAAATTCTCTATATAATTAACTGGAATAAGTGTTCCTACACAATTATTTCCTATTGTTCCCTGTGCTTCACATTCCATTTTATATGTTCCTGTTTCTATTCTCTCTACTGCTTTATATACTAAATCTTCTATTGTAAATCTCTCTCCAATATTAATATCCATTAAGTTATTGTCTTCATCATAAAATAATCCTTTCTTTATTGCATATGTAGCTTCGTTTCTTGTGATTCCAACTTGATTTGCTAATCGATCTAAATATTCATCCACAGCAGTATCAGCAAAAACTAAATCTATATTATTTTTTAATAAAATATACATTTGTGCTAACTCTGCTGCAGCAGGGGCCAATGCATTATAAATTATACTCCCTTCTCTTTTATCGATTTGAATAGGAACTCTATCTAGCATTCTTTGCAAAATAGTATCATAATCAAAGTATTCGTCTAAATTTTCAATTTCATCTATATTGTCTATCTCCATTTTTAAAAACTCACCACCTTTTCTGTTTCAATTTCTCCAACGGTTGTAATTACAGTAAATTTCGCTATTATTGAATTTTTTTCTACTTTGAAATCAAAATTATTTACTTCTGATATTCTATCATCTTGAAGTAGAGCTTCTTGAATTACTCTTTCTAGCTCTGGTATTGCAAATGTAGTATTTTCTCCAATAAGGTGCTTTAATTCAATACCATAATTCCAACTGTATATAAGGTGTTCAAATCTTTCTGTATTTAAGATGCAATATATTGTTTGTTTCATTGCTTCAATGCCATCGCAAAAATTTGAAATTGTATTTTTTTCTATATTTAAACAGTAAGTTTTACTTGTTTGTTCTGTTACTTCTTCTATATTATTTAACAATATATCATCTGTTTTAGGTGTCATATTTTTACCACCTTTCTTTTAAAATTTATCTAACACAACGAAGTTATTTCCACCTTGTTGTTGAATTAAAATAACATTATCGTTTAATTTTAACCCATTATAAATAGTCATTGTTTTTCTACCAGTTATTGAGTGTGAATGTGTTAAATTTATATTTTTTGTTTCTATTCCAATATTATTACTAACTTCGTTTTTTATATTTACTGCAATATTGTCTGGATTTGGATTTACTTCTGCACTAGATGATACAGAAATATCACCATTTAAAGTATGGCTGTGATTAGCATTTAATGATTTACTTCCTGTTTCCCAATCCATACTAACATCTACAGTATAGTCTTTTACATTTTTAGTAAGAACTAAAAACTCTTTTGTTAATTTTAATTTTTGTTCTACTGTTATTTCAAGTGGATTCACACTTGTCACAGTACCAAATAAAACAGAAGTAGGAGCATTTGCATCATTTGCTCCTACAGCCATTTTTTTTATTACTTCTCCTAAGCTTCCCATTTCACTTTACCTCCTACCCAGATATAAAGTTCTGACCTCTTAATGTTAAGTCCATAAAATGCTCTCCGTCTTTAAAAGTGTGTTTTGCTTTTTCAACTAACATAAAATTTTTCAATTTTATATCACCCAAATCTAAATTAACTATTATGAGAGAACCTCCTCTAACTCTAATATCTCCAAGTGCATTTTTTATTTCTAGGCTTCTAGTTTTTTGATTATACAAATCTAACAATGCTCTTGCTTTAACTGCTCCATTCGTTTTCTCATCAATTGTATCAAAGTATTGTAATACTCCCCATTTTTCTATATTACTTGAATCTCTTGCTATATATATTTCTCTTTTACCTGTATCTGAATTATCGTATGTTAATTTTATTTGGTTATATGTATCAGAATCTATTGAACTTTCATAATCATAGTTTTCGCCTGTTTCTTCGTCTATAACTAATCCTACTTTCATTCTTTCTAGATTTTTTAAACATATCTTTCCAAAATCATCATATAATACATACATTTCTTTTCTATTTCTTATTGTTTCATCTAATGCATTTAATATAATATCAAATAGTGATTGATTACTTTCAGCTTTTTTTGCAATTACATATCCAGTATTTTCTAATACTCCTGTATTTAATTGATATTCATTTGCTATCATTTGTACCAATTCATCTGCTCTTTTATTAGTATATGTTTTAGTATCTTTATTTTTTAAATATCGTAATTGGTCATATGCTGTAGTTGTTATTATTTTTTCTTTGTCCCTTTTTTTCTTAAAAACAAAACCATAAAATAAATTTGTATTATTAACTTTAAAAGCTACAGGATTTCCTTCTTCAAAACTTATAATATTATCTTTTAATACTTTAAATTCTAATTTACCTGCAGCACCTTTTCTTTCGGTAGTCCAAGTAACTCCATCTTGAACTACCGGTTCAAATACTGTATTTCCATTTTGAATTAATAATTGTTGACTCATTTTTTCCTCCTATGCAGGTATCCATAGCACTTGTCCTGGATAAATTAAATTAGGATTTTTAATTTTGTCTCTATTAGCATTATAAATAGTTGTATATTTACTTCCATTCCCATAATATTTTTTTGCTATATTCCACAAACAATCTCCACGTTTTACTGTATAGTTTTGCCCACTTGGCTTGGATGCTGCAGTATTATTTGTAGTTACTGTTCTAGTTACTACTGGTGGCTTGTATTGTTTAATTGTTATTTGTACGGTTTTTGTAGAATATTCTCTATACTGTTTTAATTTTATTTTTACTTTTGTGTCAAATCCTTCATCTGTAGAATCTGTTATTGTATAGTCTTCTATTGACACTTTTATATTAGTATCAAAAATACTATTACCATTTGGAAATTTTCTAATAACAATAAATTGGAATGCTGATTTATTTACCTTTAAATTTTCTAAAATTCCTAAATAATATTTAGCATTTTGAAAATCATTCTTGTACATTGCGAATGGATATTTAACATTTGGAAGCAAAACTTCAAATTCTATGCTTGTTAGTCCTGGATTTTTTAAAACATTTATTTCTGAGTAGTTCATCAAATCATATGTTTTATTTTGATTGCTAATTTTTAATTCTAATTTTTTAGGAGGAATAGGAAGAAGCACATTTCCTAAATAAAAATAATATGCCATAGATTAGTTCCTCCTTATTCATGTATTCCATCAGATACATATTCTAATTCTTCTTCTAATTTAGCAGTTAACTTATTTGTTACTTGATCTACAATTCCATCAATGTCTTGTTCTCCATTTATACTATTGTTATTAGTTAAGTTTATTGTTAAAGGAACAGTTGTAAATCTATTAATTGTATCTCTTTCTGCTAAATCAATTAAGTATTTCAAATCTTCTTCTGATATTTCTGCTGTATTATTTGCAATATCTTTAGTGTTTCCAGCGATGTCTCCAAGCGTTCCTGCATTATCTCCACCAAAACTTGATGGATCTAAGGAAAAATTACTTAACGCGTTCTTAATTGCATCTCCAGCACCTTTAGCCCAATCATTTCTACTATCAACTCTGTCTTGTCTAGTAGCATTCATTTCAATTGCTTTATTTTGAATATTAGTAGCTGATGCACTAAGTTCTGTACCCATTTTTCCTTTTATTTCATTTATTTGGTCCATAGTTCCGGTCCATTTGACTAGCCATTTCTTGCAATTTTGCATTCCTATCTATGATGTTATTGGCCATTTTTCCTGCAAAATCATCTGCAAATGTTGCTGCTTCTACTGTATCTATTTCAACACCTGGTATTTTATTCAATACGGTTATGATTGCATTAACTATTGATACTATTCCATTATATAATCCTTGGAATATTGTTAACACACCAAGACACACAGCTTCTACTCCAGTCTGGAAACCATACCATGCAGTCATTAATCCCAACACAACGGTTTGAATACCAAGCCATAAATATAAAGCTGCTAATTGTAATCCATACCAAACTGCTTGTATACCAAGTCCTGCTACCATTATTCCTAACCTCAAAGCATCCCAAACGTATAAAATTGCATATGCCACCTTGTCGTTTGTAAACCATAAATATGTTAGAACTGCAATCAAAGCAATAATAAGGATTACAATCCAAGTAATAGGACAAGCTAATAATGCAGAATTCAATCCCCATTGTGCAGCAGTAGCAGAAAGCGTTGCTCCAGCTTGCATCATACTTGCAGCTGCTTGTATTCCTTGTACTAAAGACATAATAGACAATACACCACTTACTATTCCAGAAATTATATTAAATGCTACATACGCAGCAACTATTCCTAAAATGACAGGTGCAACAGGTTCTAATACGCTAACTAGCCATGATATACCTTCAATTAATGTTAATATTGCTTGTGCTGCCAAACTAGCTCCATCAATAAACATATAAAACATTTCTTGAACTTGTTGATTGTTTGCTAATTCATTTATCTTTACCAATACAGGATCTAATGCTTTTATGGCCACATTTTTTATTCTAGTCCAAATTTGTGCCCATGTCATAGGCATTTTATTATATCTAGCATTTATTTCGTCTGCGGAAGCAAACATTGCATTTTTTATAATATCAGCTGTAATTAGTCCCTCAGAAGATAATTCTTTTAATTCTCCTTTAGATTTTCCTGTATATTCTGCAATTGCTTCGGCTAGAAGTGGTGCATTTTCCATAATAGAACGGAACTCATCTCCTTGTAGCTTACCGTGCTGCCATTGCTTGAGTTAATTGATACATTGCAGCAGTTTGTTCTTGAATGCTCGCTCCAGAAATAGCAAAGTTTTTGTTCATAAGCTCTGTAAAAGCAACTATTTCATCAGTATTTTTAAAGCTTTCTCCTGCCAATATTCCTAATTTAGATACTACACTTGTTGTTGCAAGAAAATCTGATCTTGTTCTATTAGACATAGCAAAAATTTTATTTTCCAAATCTGCGACACTACCATTATCATCGACAATCAATTCCAATCTGGCCCTGTTGCTAGTTGTCGTATCAGATAGATCAACTAAACTTTTCATTGCTGTAATACCACCAAGAGCGACCACTATACTTTTTACTGTACTTAAAAGTTTATTACTATTAGCATTTGCAGTATTTATACTATTATTAAATTGTTCTTGATTATCATGTCCATTTTTGACACTTTTTGCAACATTATCATAATTTCCTTTTAAGCTCTGTACTAATGATCTTTGCTCTCTTACACTTGCTATAATATCTTGAGCTCTTGCTGTTTGTGTTCCTTCAGCAGCTATTATCTTTCTTGCTTCAGCTTCAACTTGTTTTAATACTTGTAATTCTGCTTGATATGTTAATTCTGTTTGTAAAGCTGATGAATTTAATTTTTCAGCATTATTTATAGCCTTTGTGGGTGCTACTGACATTTCATTATTTAAATTTTTAAAACCTCTAGTTGTCCTATTTAGATTTGAATTTATCCTTGCGAATACAGAGGAAGCCATATCTTGAACCACTATTAAACTTCTTATAGTAGCCATATTCTCCTCCTTTTAGAAAAAATAAGATATTTTTACTTTTTCTTTATTTTTGCTGCCTCTTTCTTTTCATCTTCTACTCTTAACTGTATTGATGCAATAACAAAGGCTTTTTCTTTGAAATCTAAATTTAAAAATTCATGCGGAAATTTATGAAGTTTTTGAAGGCAAAAGTGTGCAAATACAGCATCACTATCACCTTCTTGAATTAGTTTTTTGCTTCTTCAACCGCATCATCTAGACTATATCCATTTATTCTCTGAATTTCAGCCATAAGGTCATCATATTCTCCTGGATTTAATAAATGTTTCTTTAGTAATTTTACAGAATCCATTTCCCCATAAAAATTTTGCAACTCAACATTATGTAAGTCAGGATAAACCACACATCTATCTGCCAATAATTCTAAATATTTAACAGTATCAAAGTCTTGTTTCATTCTTTTTCCCACTTGTACTTGTTTATAACATTGTTTTCTTATTGCATCATTTTCATCTGCAGTAATGGTTTTTAATTTCCATTTTTCAATATTTCCTTCTTTATCTTTAAATCTATTAGAAGCAATATATTCTACTTCTTTTACTTCATCTTTCAACATAAAACTTTCTAAACTCATATCTTATCTTTCCTTTCCATTTTTTCTTTATTTGTTTTTATTATTGCATACCTGCTAATTGTGTAAATTTAGTTGGATTTGCAAAATCTTCAAATGTAAAGTCTATTTCTTGCTCCAAGAAATCTCCATCAACATCAAATGCTGCTAAAACCCCACCATCAACATTACATCCCTTAAATACCATTGTGCAAATTCCTGCTGCAGATGTAGGATCATCATTTGTTACTTGAATGTCAAAATATATATCTTCTCCTGTATTTTTATATCTTTCCATTAATTCGTCAAATATTGATGTATTTTTATATATAGTAATTTTACCTGTTCCTTTCCACCCTGTTGATTTGTTACCAGAACCAGTTTTTCCTAATATATTAATTTCTTTTTTAGTTTTCTCAAATTTTGCTTCAAAATTTTTTCCTTGCATTAACAAATATCTTCTATTTTCAATAGTAACGAAACACTCAGCCAATTTTGCACTGATGGCATCTTTTGCATTCATTGTTATATTAGCCATTCTTAATTCCTCCTTATAAAAAAATTAAGAGAACAATTTTATTTGTTCCCTTTACTCTACAACTACTGTCATATACAATTTTTCCATTGCATTAATTACTTGTACACTTGTATTAATAGTTACTGATTTTTTATCATTTCCTATTTCAACACTTATGTCTTCATCTTCAAAGTTTTCAATTGCTTGTAGTGTTTGATAATCCTTAAACAATGTTACTATATCGCTCCAAAGTGAAGTTCTTCCAGCTTCATTGTTTGCTATTTTTCCAAGATACTTAGAATTAAATACACTAGCAACATCTGAAGCAATTTGATCTAATACCCTAATTGTTTGATTAGATTTAAATTCTTCACCTTTTTCACTTGTTGTATCTACTAAACTATTAATATCTACTAAAACTCTAATTTCATCTCCAACTTTATGAAGAGTAAATTCTCCAGCATCAATTGAAGCTTCTAGTTGTGCTTGTGTATAATCTGCATTTATTGTATATTCTCCGTCATACGTTTTATTTGTATTTGATTTGTTTATTTCACAACCAGCAATTACTCCAGTTACCCAATAAACAAGTGCAGAATCATCTTCGGCAGTTGTATTTTTCACATTTACAACACCTTCATAATTTGCAGCATTATTATATAATACAACTTGAAATTTTATACCTTGTTCATCTCTTAACCTTTTTGCATATTGAACATACAAGTTAGATGTAGACTGGTCTTTCGCTGTACATCCTATTGCATTTACCTGGTATGATTCTAATTTGTCTAAAAAGTTTTGATGTGCTTCTCCACTTACATCTCCATTTGTTCCTCCTGTTAAATTTTTACCTGCAGTTACTTGTAAAGATTCCATAGTAAATGTTACATAGTCATTTTCTACTAACTCACTAACTGTTTCTACTGTTTGCTTATCAACTTCTTTTGTTCCTAAATAAGTAATTACGTCATATTTAGTTTCATCATCTATATTTTTTGCAACAACTATTCTTATATCATTTCCACGTGTTCCACTACATTTGGCAGTAGCAATATCAACAGTAGCTTTATTACCAGTATTTAATCTATAAAAATATGCCTTTTTGATATTTTTAAATAGATCTCTTAATCCTTTTAATTTCTCATTTGAATAATCATATCCAAATATTTTCATAGAATCTTTTGCAAAACTTTCAGATGTAACTTCTATTATTTCTCCATCTTTTCCCCAGTCCATTTCAATTGCCATTGCAGCAGTTCCTCTTTCTCCAATAGAAGATGAAGCACTTTGTGCAGATGCAAAATTAATATATGTACCAGGTAATTTTTTATTTTGGCTTATAAAAGTTCCTCCGCCTAATGCCATATTAGTTCACCTTTCCTTTCTTATAATTTTTGATTATTTCATTAATTTCTTTTTTACTATAACTTTTATCTTCTAATATAGCCTTCAATAAATCTCTATTTTCAATAAAAGTTTTAGAATTAACAATTTGTTCTTTTGTAAATTTTTCTTCAGTTATTTTTTTTGCTTCTTTTTTAGATGTTTTCATCTTTTTTTACCTCCCCTGATAAATCATAATTATCCATTTTCGTTGTCGTAGCATCTTCTTTTTTTATAAATATCTCATAGTCTATAAAAAAGTGTAAAACTCCGTCTTCTATTTTAGGATGCAATTTGTGTGCCCTTAACAAAGTTTTATCAGTTAGTTCTATATATTCTAAATCATATAGATTATCAATCATATCATTAAGTATTTCAGTATCTCCATCTAAAGTATGGCCTATAATAACAAAGTTCAATGTATCTCTATAAAATCTATTTTCTAACCCAATTTCTCTTTTTTCTTCTCCATTAAGATATTTAATAAAAAAGCAAGGTTTTTCAAGTCCTTGTTTCACATTATCAGTATATATTGGATATTTTCCTTTATCTTCATATATTTTTGTAATTTTTGTGGCTATCCCAATTACAATTTCATTAATTACATTATTAACCATTATTAAAACACTCCTCAATATATCTTTTCATTTTTCTTTCAAGCAATGCAGGAATTTCAGATTCTAGTTCCTTTTCAGATATAGTCAACATATATTTTCCTTCAACCCAAGATGCTTTTAATCTTTTACCTAATGCTGGTACATATCTTCCAGGTTCTTGGCGATGACCATATTCGACATAAGAAGCATATTTCACAGGGTTTTCAACTATTATTATATAATTGTTTCCCATCCTAGCAATTCTTAAAGATTTTGCATAAGTAGTCGCATCTGGCACTGCTCCACCTTCTGCTTCCGCTTCAGTATTAGCCGTCCATCCTCTTCTTAATGTTCCACCACTTTTTATTGTATATCTTTTTCCTTTTATAACCTCGAAACTTCCCTCTCCTACCGGAGTTCTTGGAATTACCTTTGAAAGCAATCTTGCTGCTAGTTCTTTTGCTACCTCTTGACAAAATCTGTCTATGTCTACTTTAGATAATCTTTCAAATTGCTTTTGCAATTTTTCTATTTCACTAAAATCACACATTCCCCACTTAGCCATATTAAACCCAACCTTTCCATAATTCGAGCATAATCTCTTGATGAGTGTTATAAATAGCAGGTTCTCCACTATTCTTATACGTTGTAGTTCTGCCTCTTCCTTTAACAACAATCTTGCTACCAGGTTTAATTACTAATTCTGGTGCTATGAATAATTTTATTTTTTGATTTTTCTTGGTTTCGGTATCTGTTTCTGTATTTGCATATATATCTTCGAAAGAAACTCTACAAGGTTTTTCAGACTCGACAGTAACTTCTTTTTTATCTTTTGTGATATTATTTTCGATTACTGATTGTCTCTCTATAATATCACAAATGGAATCATAATGACTTTCTATTTCTTTTCTAGCAATAGCAATATAGTCCATTGTTACCACCTCATCTTTCTATGCCTATATAAATCTTTTTTATATTTTTCTATTAGTCCATCCTCAGAATATTCAACAGTACCTGTGCTATAAGTAATACCGTTTATCTCTACTTGTGAGGTTGTGTCTGCAAATGTTGTTGTTGTATCACCAATTTGTAAACTTTTAACTTTTACATTTGATTTAGAATTTCCTTCTTCTTCAGAGGTGTTATTAAACAATTTATCATACCCATTTAAATACCAATAATCTTTTGTCATTCTTAACCATGTTGTATATAATCCATCTGGTATTTTGGATTGATGAATGGTATCTAAGATTATAACTAATGTATCTAATAATGAATATTCTACTTGAGTAATAGCATCTTTATTATCAGTTGTTAGTTTTAATTCTTTTATTAACCTTTTCTTTAATTGTTCAACATCTATATTATTTGTTTTACTTTTTAACTTTTCTAAAACTGACATAGTATCACCTACTCTCCTTTTGGATTTTGGTCTTCTCCTGATTCAGGTTCTTTTTCTTCAATCTTTTTTATGATTGTTTCTTTTTTCATATTATGAGTTACAGTAATTCCTAATTCTTTTGCTCTTTCTTTTAATGCTTCTAATTCTTCGTCTTCGCCTTCATTATCTTCTCCATTTTCTCCTGTATCTTCTTGAGTATTCTCGCCAATATTATCTTCTGACTCTTCCTTGGGCTGTTCTTCACTAATTTCTTTTTCTGTTTCATTGGCACCGACATTTATGTCGCTACCATCAACACTTTTATTTTCTTCCTTTAATTTTGTATTTGAATTTTCTTCTATTTCTTCAATAACTTCTACATATTCTTTGTTCTCTTCATACTGTGCTTCATCTATTACTGCTACTTCATTAATATAACACCATATATTATTTAGCTTAACTCCTGGACCTTTTACTCTTACTTTTCTTTTCATTTTTTTCTCCTTTCAAAATAAGATAAAGGCTTATTCGCCTTTATCTTATGATAATTTCATAGTAGCTTGGAATACCTCATCTGAGTATGGGAATGTTGGAAGGGCAGTAGCCACAGCCTTTTCCCATGTTGATACAGGATCCTTATCCTCTTCATATACCATAGCTAATATTTTTCCTACTTGTCTAATATCTATTGATGGATCTCTTTGAAGTCTAATTTCTTCTGCAGTTGGACCATATAATGTTTCTCCTAATTTTCCTTCTGGGAACATTACAAATGAATCCTCTGGGAAGTATCTTTTTATTTCTTCTGTTCCATCCTCTTTTACCTTTCTATATACCTCATCATAAGTATATATTTTTGGTAATTTTAAACTTTCTAAGTAAGTGTTTAATTCTCCAATACTAGCTATTCTTGTTGTATCTTTACCAAATAAAGCATTAACAACGTTTTGATTTGAAAGAATTTTTGCTAATACAGTATTAGAAGTTAAAGCTCTCTTTGGTTTAACAGTCATTTTATTATACCAAGAAATCATATCATTGATAGGATTTGCTGTAGCTATACTCCAATCAACATTTGCAACTTTATGTGCTGCAGGAATACCATAATCAATAACTGCATCTAAACCATTTTCATCTAAAGTTACTGTTCCTTTTGCAAGAATTTCCATTCTCATTACTTCTACTCTAGCTCTAACACCTTGAACTAATGCATCTATATCATCATATACTTCTTGCATTAATTCTTCTTTTTCTGCTTCGTTTCTAGGTGATTCTAAAGCAATTATATCTTCCTCTGTTAAAGGTAATTTTCTTTTGATTAATGCTAATTCAATAGCTTTCTTTTGTGCTTTTCTTTGACCGATTTCAGATTCTGTATCAAATCCATGCACACTTGCAATAACTGGTGTTTTACTTTTGTTTACAATCATATCAAATTTTAATGATCTTTTCTTTACTTCTGGGAATAATTCCTCTCCCATTAATGCAGGATATTTTCTATCCTTTTGATAATTCAAAACTTCTTTTTGACTAAATAATTCTAATACACTTTTTCCCATTATAATTTCCTCCTATTTTTTATTTTATCCTTGTGAATCTGTACTACCAGAGTCATCTTCAACTGGTTCTTGTTCTTCATATTCATCTTTAAATTTAATACCTGGCATTGTAGCCTTATCTTCTGCAGATATTGTCTCTGGCAATCTTGCTGCTAATACCCAACCTTCATACATAACTGCACCTGGTTGTTTACCTTCTGTTACATCAACATCATTAAATACTAAACCAATAGCAACCCCATTTGAATTTCTATAAACAGTACCTGCCTTTACGATTTTTCTACCTTTTGCATTTGCTGTTACACCATCTGGACTAAATTGTCTTGTGAAATTACGGTATTTAGCAGATGCTAAAAAATTGACTTCATTTACTTCTTCACTTTTAACATACATAATAGTTACCTCCTAAATTTTTTTAATCAAAGAATTGGCTTTTTTCTGCTTTATCTTCAGCATTATTTCTTTTAGCAAAATTAGAAGCCATACTAACTTCGCCATCGCCATCACCTTTATCTCCTTCTGGATCTACTGGCGAATATCCAGAGGCTTTTTTCTCAAAGAAATGAGGTGCTTGCTTTTTATAGTTTTCAATTAGTTCTTTTAATCCAACTATTGATTTCTTATCATCAGAAATTTTAGTTTTATCTTTGTCTTTGTTTATTAATGAAATTATTGCTGTTCTTGTAAATTCGTCTTTTAGCACTTTGGCATCATCAAGACCTTTATTTAATAAATCATTATAAACATATTCTTCATTTTCTTTTTTAGCATTATCCTCAATTTCTTTAATCTTTCTGTCGTATTCATCTTTTGATATACTATTTTTTTGTAAATCTGCAATTGCTTTTTCTTTATCTTCTTTTTCTTTTGTAATAACTTTTTTGTCATTCTCCAATTGTGCTTTTTCAGATTTTAAGGTTGTAATCTGAGTATTTAGTGCAGCAACCTCTGCACCACTTTTGGCCATAACAGATTCTACCTGTTCATCTGTTAAGCCCATTGCTTTTAGTTCTTCCCTTTTCATGTTTTCTCCTTTCAATTCAGGCTTTCGTGTTTTTATACGGAGCAACGCCTCCGACCTGGTGTTGTTGTCGAACAACTTACAAAATCGTGATATATAAAAAGTAAGTATGTAAACATACATACTTACTTTTATAACTTTGTTATGGTTGTTTAAGAATCCATTTAATCTGCCACTATTTTGCAGACACCAAAAAAAGGTATATAACTATATACCTTTTTAATAAAATTGCCTCATATTCAAACCTCGTTTGAATGTGTATAGCTTTATTTTAGTATTTCTATATTTCTAACTTCGTTTTCAAATAATGAATAATTTTTATTATCTTTTTCATTTAAAATACTAATTTCCTCTACCTCTGGTTCATTATCTTGTGCTGGTACATAACCTGTAACAATTCCTACATATTCATTATTACTATATGCTTTTATTTTTACTCTTTTATTTAATAGTTCCTCTGAATTTATACCCTTCATTTTAACTTCCACCTTTCCTATAAGGAACAATATGTGTTCCAGTTTTGCTATAATGTATTTTAAAACTATTTGTTTTTATTTCCTCATTTTTATTTTTTACAACTCCAATTTGTTCATTTACTGTTATTATTTCTTTTTTATTCCATTTTCCACTGTCACTAAATTCTAATGTTCCTTTTCCTGCATACTGATTAATAAGTTCTTGTGCTTTTTCTTTAGATATCGTCAAGTAACTTCTTCCATTTGTATAATTGTTACTTCCTAATATGTGTTTGTCTTGTTTTCCTTGATTTATCAATTTATTAACATTGTTGATGTATGTTTTCGCTCTATCTTCTGTTGTAATTCCTAATGCATCAGAATATTGTGCTTTTAGGTTTTTCCATTCATCAATATTATTATACTTCATTTCTTGAAATTTATCAAATGTTGTAGGTACATCATCACCTAATACATCTTTATATCTGTTATATTGTTCATAATCAGAAGATTTATTTTTATTCATTTTTATTTCTGTTTCAAATGCTTTTTTAGTTGCCGGATCAGAATTTACATATTTCTCTAACCATTCATTATATGTAATATTTCTTGGTATATAATATGTCTTTCCGTCAGTATTTCTTGCCGCTCTTTCTCCAAATTCAAATTCATCCTCAAAATATGGAGCCGTTGTTGTTCTACACCATATATGATAAGGTGGAGCTGTAACTCCAACTTTATATTCTTTCATTTCAAAGACTTTTCCATCTATTTCTCTACACCATTCGGATGTCTTTGAATCTAATGTTGCTATATTTATATATTTTTCTACACCCAATTCATTAAAGCATTCTTTTCTTGATGCACTAGAGAAAAAAGCTGACTCTGTCATTACTAATCTTCCTACTTTTCCTTTTGCCACATTAAAATCTTTTGAAATTTTATCTATTAATTCATCTGCATCTCCTCTTAAAGATTTTTCTAAATCTTTCTGTAAGGTATCCAATAATGCTTTTTTATTTTTCCATATTCTATCCGAGAATGTTTGCTCATCACTTGTCCATGGCCTAGATATAATTTTTTGAATCGCATCAATATTTAATGCAGCAAATTTAAATGCAACATTTGAACCTTTTTGCAATTCATAAGCAGTTTTATAGTAAGTATCTTTGTATGATTCAATAATAAAATCATTAGTAGTTTGTTGTTCATTATAATATAATTTTTCAATTTGCTGTTGTATTTGAACCTGCAATGCTTCTAATCTTGAAATATGAACTCTTGCACTTGCATTCTCTAATTCTTTTTTCCATACTAAATCTATACCATTTTCTTGGCCATACTTTATATACTCATCTATGTCCCATTTTAATTCTTTTAGTTCTTGTGTATTTAACCATTTTTTTGCTTCTTTCATGCTTATCTGATTATTTACAGCAAATCTTATTAGCCAATTATTTATTTCTTTTTTTACTGAACTTAATGTTCTTTCATATGCTTCTTGAAGTTCTGTAATATACTTCGCTTCATTTAAAAGTTGTGCTTTCTCAAGTTCTTCAAATCTTTTTATCCAATATTCTGCATTACTACTCATTATTTATCACCAACTTTTGCACCATCTTTATTAGTATTTGTAGGATTATTATTATTGAGTTCTTTTATCATTTTATCATATTCACTTTCTTGTTTTTTCATTTCTTCTTCTTGTTGTGTTTGGATTTTTTCTTTTTCATCCTCTACATCATTAACATATGGATGTCTTGAAAGTATAGTGTCTAAACTTAACATATCCATACTACTTACTAAAGTTTCTATTAATTCTTTTTCATTTACCGTCATTGTTTTATTAAATATAAATTCAACTTCTTTTTCTGTATAATCTTTTCCTTTTGTCATTTCTATCCAGTTATCATAAAAAAACATAAAATACTCTAAACTACTTTTAAATTCAGTTTCTATATTGCTACAGTCTAAATCTAAATCTGCATATAATTGTTTTAAAGCTACTCCAGATTCTTGTGTTCCAAATTTTTCACTTTGTGTGTCTACTCCTGAACCACCTTCATAAATGTCTTTTCTTAATTGTTCTATAAAACTTTTAAATGCTTCTATGTTTAATTCTGTATTTTTTCTATCATATTCTCCATCAGAATCTAAAAATACCGTATTATATGTTGCAAGGTTTCTTTGAAATGTTCCAGACTCCTCTTGATAATTTTTTACTACATTAACTCCATCTGGTGCATCGTATATTGCATCTGCAGTTTTAGAACATAATTCATCATAGCAATCTACTAATGTTTTTAATAAATGTATTAATGGCATTTCATCACCATTATATTTAAAATATACAAAAGGTATCTTCTTCCAGTTGTGAAGAGTATCTCCAAATTTAAAATGTGCTAGGATACTTATTCCTTCTGTGTCTTTTCCTATAAATAAATCTTTCCTTTTTTCTACTTCTTCAACATCTTCAATTAAGTTGGAACCATCATAGATGTAATATCTTACTCCATCTAGATCCCAATATTCTACTTTAGTCCTTTTTTCCTTTTCGTATTCACTTGTATATACTTCAACTTCATAAGTCATTATTACTGCATCTAATATTTCATGTTCTTCATCTTGCCATAAAGGTATAATTCTTGTTGCATATCTTAATCTTACTTTTAAATCCCCTTCTTCATCAATATATAACTGCCACCATCCTATACCTCTTTTTACCGCTTCTATCAAAGTATATTTTAATCTTTTATGCATTTTATTATTAAATATATCTTTTAAAATGTCTTTATAGTATGGATCTTCTTTTTCATCTTTTCCTATTACTTGTTTTATTGTAGGTTTCTTTCTTAATAAGTATCCAGCTTTTTGATTTATCATTTTATAAATTATAGGATGTTTCAGTTGATAATTTTTCAAATGAGGAGCACTTTCTTCTTGTCCTTTTTCGTTTATAAATATTCTTTTCTTATTTTTTATATCTCCATCGTTTTTAAAATATCTACTGCCTTCTATCATTTCCTTAAATGTATCAGACTCTTTAAATTCGTTTATTTGAGTATCAATAAATTTAGATAATACCAATCCTTTTTTTGCACCTTCAGATATTATCATTTTAATTCTATCCATTTCTGTTATCATTTTAATTCTCTCCTTTATTTTACAAAGTATGCTCCCCTCTTCTTGTTAGGGAATAATGTTTGCAATAAGTATCTTAATGCATCTAATGCGTGGTCATTTTGTTTAACAGGCTTGTCCTCGCCTTTTTCCTGTGCTTTTTCATCCCATATGTATGAATTGAATTCTCTAATAATGTTTTTACATCTTTCTTCTACAATATGGATTCTTCCTTCATCTAACCAGTTTAATACTAAGTTAATTCCATCAATTACAGCATTATCAGCTTCTTTTACTGCAATTTTATTTTGCTTGAATAAATTAATTAATGAAGTGGCTGATGGATCTATGATTACTTTTCTAACTTCTATGTCTTTTATTAATTTTTTATAATCTTTAAGAAACATATCATCAGTTTTAGTTATCTTTTCCTCTTGGCCATTCTTATTCTTTTTTGTTCCCTTATTGTAATATTCATCTAGTATCCATACATGTGGTTTCCCTTCTATGTATTTTATTCCGGCATAATAAAAACACCTGAGGATTTGTAATTCCATAGTCAGATGTTACATAGAAATAATCAAATTTATTTGGAATATCTACCTTTTTTACACAATGTTTTAGTCTGTCAAAATTAGGATATATAATTCCTTCAGCAAGTACCCATAATCCTAATATAAATCTTTGATAAAATACACCTACAAACATTTTTTTATATCTATCTTTGGTTTCTTCATCAAGACTTGGGTTATCATCCATTGTAAAATGTAAATGTAATATATTCTTTTCTTTCTTTTTATCAATCCATTCTACTTTAAACCAGTGGTTTGGTCCTTCCGGATTGCAGTTAAACCAGTATTTAGAACCTTTTACCGAACATCTTGCCAGTGCTTGATTTACAAATGATTGTGGCATCAATGCAACTTCGTCTAAAAACACACCTGCAGCAGTAATTCCGTTGTACTAAATCTTGTGATCTTTCATCTTTACCACCAAAAATATAGAAATAGTTTATTATTTCTCCTTTTGATATTTCACACATATTATCAGCACGTCTATCTTTAATTTTATAACCTTGTGCTCTTAGCATTAGTTTTAGCCAAAAAAGAACATTTCTACGAAATGCTCCTACTGTTTTTCCTGCTAATATAAAATTCTGTCCGTTAAATTTTGTCATTGCCCATAAAACAAAAGATAATGACATACATAATGTTTTTCCAGCCCTTATACTTCCATCTGCTATGATTCCATTTTTATCTTTTACTGGACTATTATCTGTCCACCAAGTTAATATTTTCTTTTGTTTTAAACTGAATGGTTTAAACTTGAATAATGTACCATTTTTTAATTTTTTTCTTAAAGTAATAGCATTTTGCATTACCTTATTTTTTAGATTAGAAATTCTTTCATCAAAACTTTTGCTATCATTCTTCAGTGTAATCATTCCATGCACCTTCTGTTGAAGTATTTAATGCTTGTATAAAACTATCATCCTTCATATCTTCTGTATTTGAACTGTCGTCTCGTGCTGCTTCCATTTCTAATCTAATTAATTCTAATTCAAGTTTTCTGTCATCATTTTCAACTTTGTGATAACTATCTATATATCTTCTTTTTGCTTCTTGTACTCTTGTAAGTGCTTCTTCAAGTCGTTGTGTAATATTTGTAGTACTTTCCGCTTCAGTAGTTGTTAGTGTTCCATTATTTCTGTAAGACACATTATTTGATGAGCTTTTGGACATTCTCACAATACTCATTTCTTTACCATTCTGCAAGTCTTGTATTTTTTTTAATATTCTTCTTTCTCTAATTGATAGAATTTTTATTTCTGACATTATTTGATATTTTTTATCATACAATTCTTGCTGCATCATAATTGTTTTTTCTTCTTCAGTTAATAAATCATCGTATATTGTTTCATATTCTCCGTGTTTTTAAAGCTCGTGTGTTTCTTTTTTCTGCTCCAGGACCACCTTTATTTCCTTTTGCATTTTGATTTCCTTTTTTTACTTTGCTTAAATTACTTTCTCTTTCCCATTTTTTCTTTTTCACCAAGTAAACAACTTCATTGTAAGTGACATTATATTTTTCAGCAATTTGCTTGTAGGTTTTTCCTGCCTTATAGTCTCTTCTTATTTTAGAAATTATGTTATTATCTTCTATCACCTCATATCACCCACCTACCTTTTGTTTAGAATTGCCTCTTTATTTGTTAGTGTTTCCCAACGTTTTACTATAACATCACAATATTTAGGATCCAATTCCATAGTATAACAGCATCTGTTTAATTGTTCAGCTGCAATAATTGTACTACCACTGCCTCCAAACAAATCTAATATTATGTCATTTTCTTTGCTTGAATTTTTTATTAGTTTAGCAATCAGGTCAATAGGTTTCATTGTAGGATGTAATGTGCTTTGCTTTGGTCTATCAAACTCTAGTATTGTGCTTTGTGTTCTGTCATTTATAAAATAATGTGCTTTGCCTTCTTTCCATCCATAAAGTACAGGTTCGTGTTGCCACTGATAATCTTGTCTTCCCATTACAAAACAATCTTTTTTCCAAATCAAACATTCTGCTAATTTAAAACCTGCATCTTTGAAAGCTTTTCTAAAATTAATTCCTTCAGTATCTGCATGAAATACATATATTGATGCACCTTCTTTTGTAACAATATACATATTTTCAAATACTTTTCTTAAAAATTCATAAAACTGATTGTCATCCATATTGTCATTTTTTATTTTTAATGCTTCAGCTGTCTTTCCTACATAATCCACATTATAAGGTGGATCTGTAAGAAGCATGTCTGCGTCTTGATTATTCATAAGATGCATAATATCATCTTTATGCGTGCTATCTCCACACATTAATCTATGGTTACCTAATATCCATATATCGCCTGGTTTCGTAATTGGCTCTTCTATTTCTTCATATGCAGAATCAACATCAAAATTATCTTCCTTAGTTCCATTAATATCATTTAATATTTCATCAACTTCATCAAAATCAAAACCAGTTAAATTCATATCAAATTCTTCTAATTTCAATTCTTGTAATAATGCTTCCAGTTTGTCTTCATCCCAGTCACCTTGTATTTTATTTAATGCAATATTCAATGCCTTTTCATTAGTTTTATCTAGATCTACTACAATACACTCTACTTCCGTTATTCCTAAATCTTTTAAAACTTTTAATCTTTGATGTCCACCAATTACAGTCATATCTTTGTTTATTACTAATGGACTTACGAACCCAAATTTAACTATACTATTTTTTATTTTTATATATTCTGCATCATCTGGTTTCAAATCTTTTCTTGGATTATAAGTAGCTGGTATCAATTTATTAATATCTATTATTTGTATGTTCATCTTTATCACCTCTTTGCATTCTATCTAATAATTGTATTTGAATTTGTTGTGCGATTTTTTTCATCATAATTGGTGGTACACTCATCCCACACACATATTGCACATTCATTCCCATAAAATCATAGTCTTGTGGAAATGTTTGTATTGTTATTATGTCTTTATCACTTGCATATCCAGGTACATCATATCGTAATGGTGGACTTCCTCCTGCTGCTATTGTTGCTGGTGTTCTATCATCTTTTAAATATTGTGTATTAAAACAACTTATTTTTCCTTTTTCTGTTCTTTTTATTGTGTCACTAAGTTTTACATCTCTTGCTATTCTTTTTTTCCATCTTTCATAGGTTAATGTGTCTTTATTTAATGGTTTATAATTGATGTCTTTTATTTCTTCATATTTTATTGGTTTTTCATTGAAATCTAGTTTTATCTTTGAAACATTAATATTTTTATTAATTGCAATAAAAAATAATCTTTCTCTCCTTTGAGGTACTCCCATTCTTGCTGCATTTAATAAAAATAATTGCGTGTTGTATCCAATTTCATTTAATTTTTTAATTATTAAATTTACATATCCTTTTGCATTACCTTGCATTAATCCTTTTACATTTTCTGCAACAATTATCTTTGGTTTTAATATTTTTGCTAAATCTATAAATTCAAAAAACAAGTCATCTAATACTTGACTTGTTTGGCCTTCTCTAAATTTTTTATTTTTACCCCAGTTTTTTTCTCTTTCTCCACATAATGAAAATGTACTACAAGGAGGACTTCCATCTAAAATATCTAAATTATATAATTCTTTTGGAAACTCTTTTAACTTATTCATTTCTTGAATTCCCATACAATAATTATATTTTGGATGATTATTTTTAACATAAATTTCATTAATCTTTTTATCAATTTCACAATTTCCAATAACTTCATATCCTGCTAGCTTATATCCCATTGTGGAACCGCCACCACAAGAAAAACATGAAAAGACTTTATAATTATTCTTTGGTATATTATTTATATCTTTTAAATACCAATTATACTCTTTCATATCATTTCACTTCCTGTTTGCTCATTCATATCAAATACAAAACCACATTTTGGACATTTACATTGGAATTTGTCATCATTGAAATTGTCTAAATCTATTTCTGTATTTTCATTCATTGTTTCTTCTGTTTCTTTTATTAGCTTATTAATTTCTTTTTCATCAAAACCTGTAATTAATAAATCAATATTATTTTCATCTAACTCATTAAATATGCTTTCTAATTTTTGATAATCCCATTCTCCAGATATTTTATTAAGTGCTATATTTAATAATTTTTCTTTGTTTTTATCAAAGTTAACTACTATACAATCAATTTCTTCATATCCTAAGTCTTTTAGAACTTTAATCCTTTGATGTCCGCTTATTACTGTTTTGTCTGCATTAATAATAATTGGTGCAACATATCCAAATTCTATAATACTATTTTTTATTTTTTGGTATTCTTTGTCTTTTTCGTTTAATTCTTTTCTGGGATTGTATGTTGCTATTTTCAAATCCCCTATTTTTTGTTTTTTCAATTCCATCTTTCTTTCCTTCTTTCTTAAAACATTCTAATTGCTTAAAGCAATTTTTACATTCTCTCTTCATACATATATCATATTTCATATATACTACCTTCTTCTTTTGCATCAAAAAAGAACCTGTAAAACACTAATTTCACAAGTTCTTTTTTACTAATCTATTTCAAAAAATAAAAGGGGATTTATTTTTAAACATATTTTTTGATATTATTATTATAA